CTATCTTAAGTCAGCAGGCTTATGTGGCCAATCAGATTTAGTTGAAGTAGTCAATGGTAGAGTTAATATTATTGACTACAAAACTAATAAGGAGATTAAAACAGAATCTTTTAAGAACTGGGAGGGCATGTCAGAAAAAATGCTTGATCCAGTACAGCATTTAGATGATTGCAACTTTAATCACTATGCATTACAACTCAGTGTTTATATGTATATTATATTAAAGCATAACCCTAAATTACAGGCTGGAAAGATATTTATACATCATATTACATTTGAAGTAGATGGTGAAGACAAATATGGTTATCCAATATCTAAACTAGATGTAAATGGTGAACCTATTGTTAAAGAAGTTATTCAGATGCCGGTACCTTATTTATATGATGAAGTCATTTCAATAATTAACTTTATGAAAGAGTTCCCACACTTAATTAAAAAGAAATGATTGTAAGACTATTTGATGTTCAGAATGGTAAAGTAATTCCTACAGAACATTGTTATACACTTAAAGCACTTAAAGATGTCATGGATAACTATCCAGATGATTATCTTAAAGTATATCTATATCTCTTCTATATGACATGTCCTAACCCGGATATGAATCCTTTTTTTCATACTCCAGAAGTAGATAAAGAACATATTATATTAAAAGAGATAGAAGCAGAATTCTCTACAGAGGATGATGATATACATACAGCTCTCTTATTCTGCCAGAGAATGTATGAGACTCCTACATCTAGAGCATACAAAGGTATGGCATCTATGTTAGATAGATTAGCTAGATATATGGAGACTACGCAGATTACTGCAGGTAGAGATGGTAATATTAACTCTCTTGTAGCAGCAGCAAAAAACTTTGACCAGATTAGAGCATCATTTAAAGGAGTATATAAAGATCTTCAAGATGAGCAATCTAGTAAAGTAAGAGGTGGAATCGGAATGGCATATGACCAGTAACTATGAGTGAAATCTATCAAGACATACCAACCTATGATAACGGACAATGGACAACCACAAACTTTGACTCCAGAGAGGACTTCAACAACTTCATATTTGGAGTTTTCAAGGAACCTGGTAAGTACGGCTTCAACGACACTACTAATCAGATATTTATATCAGAGTCAAACAAGTTTAGAAGTGATGGAGTATATTGCACAGCCCCCTTTAAGTCTAAGGACTTTGTAAACTATTGGGATGACCAAAAGCAAAAATGTAGAAAAGGTATTATTGTAAAAGATAGTACTAACACATGGTTTCTTGCAAGAGAGTACTACATGTGGTTAAATTTTTTACCAATCTTTGATAAAGAACTACAGAAGTTTGGATTTGCTAAGATTCGAGATGCTCAGTATCACATGGCTCTTTATGAACTACTAGCAGAGTTAAACTATAAACATGTAGGTATTCTAAAGAAACGTCAGATTGCATCTTCATACTACCACATGGGTAAACTTATAAATCAGCAATGGTTTGAGCCCGGGGTTACTCTTAAGATTGGTGCATCACTTAAGGATTATATAAATGAGAAAGGTTCCTGGAAATTCTTACAGGAGTATGCAGCATTTTTAAATGAGCATACAGCATGGTATAGACCTATGTCTCCAGACAAGGTAATGATGTGGCAACAGAAGATTGAAGTTAGAAAAGGAGATAGAAAAACAGAAGTTGGTCTCAAGGGTACTATACAAGGTATGTCATTTGAGAAAGATCCAACAAATGGTGTAGGGGGTCCGGTAAAATACTTCTTCCATGAGGAGGCAGGTATTGCTCCAAAGATGGATCAGACATATGAGTATATGCGCCCAGCCATGAGATCAGGTATGGTTACTACAGGTATGTTCATTGCAGCAGGATCTGTGGGTGACTTGTCCCAGTGTGAACCACTAAGAGACATGATCTTGAATCCACTTTCAAAAGATATTTATGCAGTTGAAACTGATCTTATTGATGAAAAAGGTACTACTGGTTTGTCAGGATTGTTTATTCCTGAGCAATGGTCAATGCCTCCCTATATTGATGACTTTGGTAACTCTCTTGTAACTGAAGCTCTAGAAGCTTTAGATAGACAGTTTGAGCAGTGGAAGAAAGAACTTAATCCAGAAGACTATCAGCTTAGGATATCTCAGCACCCAAGAAATATTAGAGAAGCATTTGCACATAGATCAGTATCTTTATTTCCTACACACTTGGTTGCTGCACAGCAAAGAAGAATTGAGGAGAAAGAATATGCTTATGAGTTCTTAGATATCTTTACTGATGACATGGGTAAAATTACTGTAAGATCTACAGATAAGCAACCTATTAAAGAGTTTCCAGTATCCAAGAAATTAGAAGACAAAACAGGAGTACTTGTTGTATGGGAAAGACCTATTAAAGATCCAACCTTTGGACAATACTATGCATCTATTGACCCCGTGTCAGAAGGTAAAACAACAACATCAGAATCACTCTGTTCTATTTATATTATGAAAGCTCCTGTAGAAGTAACTAAAGTTACTATGGGAGAAACTGAAACATACATAGAACCAGATAAGATTGTAGCTGCATGGTGTGGTAGGTTTGATGATATCAACAAAACTCATCAGAGACTAGAGTTAATTATTGAATGGTACAATGCTTGGACAGTAATTGAGAACAACATTTCACTATTTATCCAATACATGATATCTAAAAAGAAACAAAGATATCTTGTACCTAAGAGTCAGATCATGTTCTTGAAAGATCTGGGTGCAAATGCTAACGTATTCCAGGAGTATGGTTGGAAAAACACAGGTACATTATTTAAAGCACACTTGTTAAGTTATACCATTGAGTACTGTAAAGAGGAACTAGATGTAGAAACTAAAACAGATGGTACTATTGTAAGAACCAAATATGGAATAGAACGTATTCCAGATCCTATGTTACTTAAAGAAATGCAAGAATATGCAGATGGTGTCAACGTGGATAGACTTGTTTCATTTGCAGCCTTAGTTGCTTTCATGAGAATACAGCAAGCTAACAGAGGTTACTCTAAGAGAGTTATCATGGATGATGCTTCTAAAAACTTGCAAAAGTCAAATAATTTGTTTAAATTAAATAGAACCCCGTTCCGTCATATGGGACAGGGGTCTAAAGTTATTAATGGGCAAGTTTTTAATAGGTCAGCTTTTAAAAACTTTAAATAGTAGATATGCAGGTATATAATGCTTTACAATTAAAAAAGGGTGCTAAGGTTGAGCAAAACAGACTTGGTAGTGTTATGCAACCACTTCAGTTCGTACCTGAGAAAGAGAAGGATGATGAGTGGGCTGCCTGGAACTTAGACTGGTTAGAATGGAATGGTCTAAAACAAATCCGTAGAAATGCCCGCAAGTTAATGAAGAACTACAAACTTGCAAAAGGTATCATTGATAGAACTGACTATATTATAGAAGAGAACAATGAGTACAAAGATGTTGTAGAACTACTTACCAAAGATGACCCCTCAGTACTAGAACTAAAGTTCTATCCTATTATTCCAAATGTTGTTAATGTTCTTGTAGCTGAATTTGCTAAGAGATCTACTAAACTTACATACAGAGCTATTGATGAGCATTCATATAATGAAATGCTTGAGCAAAAAAGAGCAATGGTAGAAGAGACTCTTATGGCTGATGCTCAGATGAAGATTGTTACTTCTCTCATTGAACAAGGTCTAGATCCAGAATCTGCAGAAGCACAAGAAGAACTTTCTCCAGACAAACTCAAAACACTTCCCGAAATTGAACAATTCTTTAAAAAGAGTTATAGATCAATGGTGGAAGAATGGGCAACTCATCAACATAAAGTAGATGTTGAGAGATTTAGAATGGAAGAACTTGAAGAAAGAGGTTTCCGTGACATGCTTATTACAGATAGAGAGTTTTGGCATTTTCATATGATGGAAGATGATTATGAAGTAGAGCTCTGGAATCCTGCAGTTACATTCTACCATAAATCTCCAGATGCAAGATATATTTCTCAAGGTAACTGGGTAGGTAAAATTGACATGCTTACTGTATCTGATGTTATTGATAAGTTTGGTTATATCATGACAGAAGAGCAACTTGAGGCTCTTGAAGCAATTTATCCTATCAGATCTGCAGGTTATAATATTGGTGGACTACAGAATGATGGTTCATTCTATGATGCTACTAAAACTCATGACTGGAATACTAATATGCCATCACTTGCATATAGACAATATACTTCTGCTGTAGCAGGTTCTGTATACAATGGTGGAGATATTATAAATCAAATCTTATCACAAGGAGAAGACTACTTTGATCAGGGTACAGCATTCTTACTTAGAGTAACTACCGGTTACTGGAAGTCTCAAAGAAAAGTAGGTCATCTAACTAAAGTAACTGATACCGGAGAAGTACTTACTGAAATTATTACAGAAGACTATAAGGTAACAGATAAACCTGTATATGATACAAGACTCTTTAAGAACAAGACAAGAGATAACGTAATCTTTGGAGAGCATATTGACTGGATCTGGGTAAATGAAGTTTGGGGTGGTATTAAGATTGGTCCTAACTTACCTTCTTTCTGGGGTATGAATAACCCTGGTGGGTTTTCTCCAATTTATATTGGTATACAGAATAACCATATTGCTCCACTTAAGTTTCAATTTAAGGGAGACAATAGTTTGTATGGTTGTAAGTTGCCAGTAGAAGGCTCCGTATTCTCAGATAGAAATACTAAGTCTACTGCACTTATTGATTTAATGAAACCATACCAGATTGGATACAACATTGTAAATAATCAGATTGCAGATATCTTAGTAGATGAACTTGGTACAGTAATTATGCTTGACCAAAATAGTTTACCCAAGCACTCACTTGGTGAAGACTGGGGTAAGGGTAATTATGCTAATGCATATGTAGCAATGAAGAACTTCCAAATTCTTCCTCTTGATACATCTATTACAAATACAGAGAATGCATTAAACTTTAACCATTTCCAAAAATTAGATCTAGCTCAGACAGAAAGATTAATGTCAAGAATTCAGTTGGCTAATCACTTTAAGCAACAAGCATATGAAGTAATTGGTGTCAATCCACAGAGAATGGGACAACAGTTATCTCAGATGACTGCTACAGGTGTAGAACAAGCAGCTGCGGCTTCTTATGCACAGACAGAGATATTCTTTATCCAACACTGTGATTATCTAATGCCTAGAGTACATCAAATGCGTACAGACCTAGCACAATACTATAACTCAACTAAACCATCTGCAAGACTAAGTTATATTAGTGGAGCAGATGAAAAAGTAAATTTTGAGATTAATGGTACAGATCTCCTAATGAGAGACCTTAACATATTCTGTAGTACCACTGCAAACCATAGAGCTGTTCTTGAACAGTTAAAGCAAATGGCTATGCAAAATAATACTACTGGTGCATCTATCTATGATCTAGGTAAAGTTGTTCAATCTGAATCTGTAGCTGAACTTAGTACAGCACTTAAAGATTCTGAAGAAAAACAACAAGCTCAGAAACAACAAGAAATGCAACAGCAGCAAGAAATGCAGCAACAACAAATTCAGTCTCAACAACAAATTGAGAAAATGAAAATTGATTCTGTTGCTGCTGAGAAAGAGAAAGATAGACAAAGAGATATTCTAGTTGCTGAAATTAGAGCTGCCGGTATGGGTGCTATGACTGATGTAAATAAAAACATGGAATCTGACTATATGGATGCCATGAAAGATATTAGACAAACAGAGCAGTATCAACAACAAACAGATCTTCAAAGAGAGAAACAAACTAATGAAAACATGAGACAATCTCAGAAGATGGATCTTGAAAGACAGAAGTTACAAACTCAGAGAGAAATAGCAGATAAACAACTACAAGTAGCTAGAGAAAATAAAAATAGATTTGATAAAAAATCTTCTGAGAAGAAATAGATAATGGCTAGCTATATAGTCCAAAAAATTATCATTCCTATTTTAAATATTTGAAGTTTATTTTGTATATTAAATTATAACCAAAACCAACAGTAATGGAAGAAACCAACAAAAAGCCTGAAGATCAGGTACAAGACTCTACAACGGTAGGTCAGGTAGATGTAAACATTGATGAACTATTTGGAATGCCTGGGGCAGAGAATGTAATGTTACCCTCAGATACTGATAGTTCAAATGACAGTCCAAAGTCTGTGTTCTCAAAAACACAGGATTTAGACACCACGTTCCTTGACAAGAAAGATGATAATCCTGATCCAGCAGCACCAGTATCAGCAAAGCAAGTTGATGAAGCAATAGCTCAACTTGATGACATGATTAGTCAAGAAGAAGAAACTGGTAACAAAGGAAGACCTAAAGTAGATAAGTCCGGTCTTTCTGAGCTAGCCCTAAAGATGATTGAAGAAGGTACACTTATTCCCTTTGATGATGACAAACCATTAGAGGAATATACTACTAAAGACTTCAGAGAATTATTTGAAGCTAACTTCCAAGAAAGAGAGAATAAGATCAGACAAGATACTCCAAGAGAGTTCTTTCAATCTCTTCCTGAAGAACTTCAAGTAGCAGCTAAATATGTAGCTGATGGTGGTACAGATTTAAAAGCTCTCTTTAGAACTCTTGCAGAGGTAGAAGAAGTAATTGATCTAGATCCAAGTAATGAGTATGATCAAGCAGAGATTGCAAGACAATACTTATATGCTAAAAGATTTGGCTCTCCAGAAGAGATTGAAGCTGAAATCAATGACTGGGCCGATATGGGTAAACTAGAAGCAAAAGCTCAACAGTTTAAACCACAGTTAGACAGAATGCAAGAAGAAGTAGTAGCTAGAAAACTTGCAGAACAAGAGCACAAAAAAGAACAACAAGCTCAACAAGCAAGAGTATACACAGAGAATGTGTATAACACACTTGTTGCAGGTGACTTAAATGGAATTAAACTTGATAAGAAAACCCAGAGTATGTTATACTCAGGATTAGTACAACCAAGTTATCCATCTATCTCTGGAAGACAAACTAACTTATTAGGACATCTTTTAGAAAAGTATCAGTTTGTAGAACCAAGACATGATCTTATTTCAGAAGCTCTTTGGTTACTTTCTGATCCAGAAGGATACAAAGGCAAGATTAAAGAACAAGGTTCTAAGGCTGCTGTAGAGAAAACAGTTAGACAACTTAAAACAGAAGAGGCAAGAAAAATTACTTCTTCTTCAATACAAGAGTCTGATGAACCAAGAAGAGCGGGTAATAAACCGCAAAGAACACTCTCAAGACCAAATAATTTGTTCAAGAGATTTTAATTAGTAACAATTTAAATTAATATATACAATGGCAACTCCAGTAATGAACAATGGTATATTCCTCAGGGATACCGCTTACAATGCAAGTTCCCATGTGGATTCTTACCACTTGGTGAATATGCTGAAAGATGCAGAGCCAATGGACCTTGGTCCAGTGGATCTATGGGCTATGGCTCAAAAAGTTGAAATGCCTCTTTATCAGATGTCTTCATTTGGTGGCAAAAATGTTATCATGGTAGATAACGCACGTGGGGAATACAGATGGCAAACTCCGGTTTCTATTGACCTTCCTTACATTGTTGAGGATATTGAACCAGACAACAACTTCAAAGGTGTTGATGGTACTACATTCCGTATCAAACTTAACAAAAGAGAATTTGGACATGGTGATATCATCACTTATGACAAATACAATGGTGTTGAGATGTACATTACACAAGAAGATATTCTTCCTTTAGGTGATGGTTACATCTATACTGTTCAGTTAGTAAACAACGACAACTATAAATATCTTGATGACAAGTATTTAGCTAACGGTACTAAAGTATTCCGTAAAGGTTCTGCACGTGGTGAGTATGGTGAGAGATTCTCTGACATCATTACTAATGCAGGTTTCCGTGAATTCTACAACTACGTAGGTGGTGCAGAAGCTCACGTTCACTACTCTATCTCTAGCCGTGCTGACTTGATGATCAAAGGTGGAATGAATGCAGATGGTACAGTTCCTGTAACTGAGATCTGGA